AATCTATAAATATATATGAAATTGTTATTCTCGTATTTGAGATTCATCTAATAACGAAGAATCGTCTTTTTTAAACACGAGTTTTTTATCCATTGATTCAAGTAATGTTTTATTTTGAAGGGTTTCTAACGCTAATGGTGATCCACCTTTAAAGTTATTTCTAAGTGACTTATCTTCACCAGTATCATCACCTTTTTTCATACCTTTACTACCTAATCTGTCAACACCTAAATAATGGTCTTGAGTACCAATATTAGATGCTTTTTCTTTAGGACGACCTAAAGTAAGATCATCACCATATCCATCAGGTACTCCACCTCCATAACGACCTGAGCCATATAATGCTGCTAAGTCATGAGGTGTACCATATGATTTACCTGATTCTAATGGGTCATTACCTTCATTTTCAATTTGTTTCATTCTGAAGATACGTTTTTGGTCTTCAGCAATTAAATCTCTATACTCGTCATATTGATCTTGACTCAAATGGAATACATTATCATAAATCCAGTCAGTAGGTAATATTTTAGTTTCAATAATATTACGAGCTAAATCTACTTTTTCCTTCATTAATGCTATTCTTTCTTGATCATAAATGATAGAAGGAGTAGTTAAATCTAATTCAAAGTTTGTTAAACCTTCATTTCTATATCCTTGAGTATATAAGTGGACTAATGCTATTTTATTTAATTCAGATAATATAATACGTTGAATACGATCAATAGTACGAGCAAAACGAATATCTTCAGCTGCTAATGTTGCTTTACCGGTTAAGTCTTTTTCATAACCCATAAATGCTTTAGGTACTTTTAAAGCAGCAAATAATTTATCTCTTAAATAAGCTACGTCTTCAATACCATTATAATCCATACCTTTAGTAGGTTCAATCTTAGTAGATGAATCATTACCTCTCACTGGTATGTAAAAATCTTCCAACATATTTTGTTGGTTATATTTTAAATTATATTCACCAGTGTTAGGATCAACTAATGGGGTTTTTTTCATTGTGTTGATAGTCTTCTGCATGAAGTTTTCTACTTCATTTGGAGGAATAGAACCAACATTAATATAGAAAATACGTTTTTCTGGGGCGCGACAAATACGATGGATTAACATTGCGTCTTCCATCAAAATATATTGTTTAAATAATTTACGAGCTGGTTCTAAATAAGAACGACCATAAGGTAAATAGTTCACATCAGTAATTAATCTGAAGTGAGCCATTTCATAGTTGTCAAAATATACTTTATTGTCTTGTTTATTTGAACTATAATTACCTTGTCCTGTTACTCCATAATATCCAGTTCCACCTGAATATCCATCAGCGCTAAAAGCAAATCTTACTTCAGCTGGGTTTTTAGGGTCGTACCCTTCTTCACGAGCGATATGGTAAGCAGTATAAGGTATAACATTATATACACCAAATTTTTCTGCTATTTCTAGTTTTAAGAAAAAGTCACCATATTTACACATTTGGCGAATCCAAGACCATAAATTAAACTCAATATTTAATACATCATAGAATAAGTTGTATAATATCTTTTGTATATCTTCATCGCTACTCTTAATTTGAAGTACCTCACCCATATCATTCTTAAGAGTACATTCGTCTGCGATTATATCCAAAGCAGACGCGATAATAGCATCAGTATCCATCGCATCATAATCAGAATAGATTTGAGTACGTAGATACTTCCAGTTAAGATTTAATTGAGCTCCATAAAGTGATGTACTATTATTAGAATAGATACGACTATAACGGTCTATTAGTGAGTTAGTTTGATATTCTCCAGTAGATTGAATACTGTTAACATCCATTACTTTAAGTTCATTACCTCCAGCGTTTCTGATAATGACATCAGTAGAGAATAATCGTCTTAGTCGTGTAAATACACTTGTATCTGCCATTTTATATTAAATTATACGTATAAATATTATAGTAACCAGCTAATGTCCTCAGCTCCTTGTCCAAAATCCATTTTGTATGGATTACTATTGTTAAATGATGCTCCATAAACACCTTGTTGATTTGTTTTAACCACAGTAATATTACTAAGCATCGCGCGAGTTAAATCCATACCTTGTGTTCTAAATTTAAGAGCTGTGTCTCTTACATACATTGCTGTTCCAAAACTCATAACTAAATCATCATTATATCCTGATTGTGCTTCTGGTCTGCCATTTCTCCATATAAACACTTTCATTTCTTCTAATAATCGTTTAGATTGTATGATAACACTTTTATCTCCAATATACTCTCTGAATTTATTAATTACAAGTGGTCTTGTTTTTAAAGACATTGTAAATCCAGGTGTCATTTTTGATGGGTCATCAAACTTATCTAAATAAGAATCAGCATTTATTGCTTCAGTTTTTGGAGAATGGTATAGATTTCTATATCCTCTTTCTTGTATTGACTCAATTGTTGACCATCCTATGTTAGCATTTTCAACAACTAATAACGCTTCATTATATTCTGTTGCTATTGCTACTAACAAATAACCAAATTCTTTAGGTGATAATTGTCCTTTATATTCACCTACTTGAGTATTTGTTTCAATATCTATAATATGAAACGCTGAAAAGTCTTTACCATCTCCTCGAGCAACATCAGCTACAACCATATAACTACGGCTATAATCTGCTGGTTCCCATATCCATAAGTTATGATCGACTCCGCGTCTCTCCAAGGGATCCTTAATATATGTTTGAGAGATAAAGTCTATATATTCAGGGTAAAATACTACATCACCTGATGTACTAAAATCACAGTCACATTCTTGTGCTGCCATTCTAGGGTCACCTAATAATTCATCTTGTCGTTTTCTCCATTCCTCATCTCGTTCAGGGTGAACATACCATGGTAGTTTAATAGGTAAGAATTGGTTTTCACCTGCTTCTGCTTTAACCCATGTTTGATGGAACCAGTTACCTGTACCATATGGAGTAGATAATACAATTGCTCCTCCTCCAGTAGCTAAGGTTTGTTGAGCAGATGCCCAAATCTCACCAATACCATCAATGAATGCGGCCTCATCTATAATCAGCAAAGAAACGGCTTCGGATCGACCTGCATCGCCAGCTGCTGATACTGCTTTAACTTGAGAACCATTACTTAGTCGTAATGTTAGTTTATTATTTTCTTCTGCTGTGATTTTTAACCAAGAAGGTAAGTTTTCAAACATGAATTTAACTTTTGTTACCATGTTTTTAGCTGTCTCTTGCTTAGTTGCAATACATAAGATATTTTTATCTTTATGAAATAACATTAACCATAAAGAATAACCTGCTACTAGAGTAGATATACCTAATTGTCTTGATTTAAGTATTATATCATATGGATTATCTTTCCATAAGTTAAGTACTTTATCTTGGAAAGGATATAGGTTAAATAATACTCTACCGCGTTGTGGATGTTGGATATAGCAGTATTTACGCATAAAGTGCGCCGGATTAGAGGCGCACTTCAGGTATTCTTCACGAATTATTTGTTTTATGTCTTGACTCATAAGTAACCCTTATTAAGGGAGGTATTATCTGATAACGTCAGATATTAATGCTTTAAGATCTTTACCTCCATCTTTAAACAACTTTTTAATTTCTGGCTTCTTGATAAGTTGTCTAACAATTTCAATATTTTCTTTAGTTGGGTTAGCTAATTTTTTCTTAATACCTGACTCTAGCTTGTCTAGTCTTTCTTTATCAGCAGGTGATAAAGATTTAGCTAATTTAGTTGAACTAAACTCTTTATCTAATTTCTTTAACTCAGCTTTTGATGGTTCAGCGTTAGCTATTTTAGCATCTTTCTTATCATCTTCATCTTCCTTACCATAAGTATCTTCTACTTCTTCATCTTCGTCTTTAACTTCTGCTAATGGTGATTGAGGACCTCTAGCTAATTCAGCTTTTTTCTTATTTAATGCTGCTATTTCTTTATCAATAGCTACTTTTTTAGCGTCCTGTGCTGCTTTATCAGCGGCCATGTCCTCACCTAAAATTTCAGTGATGTTTTCTTCAATATACTTTTTTAATTCAGATAATTTCATTGTGTTTAGTTTTTGTGTATAAATATCAAAAACCTAGACAAGATTTAACTTGTTTAATTCTTTCCTCAGTAGTACCCGATATGAATGCTAAGTTTTTAATTTGATTTAAATTCTCACTTATAGTACCTTTAATAGTTATGTCAATTAACTTACGATAATCAGCATCTGTTTCTCTAACTCCATTATCTTCAATATCAACTCCAACTGGCGATACATAGAATATATAATCATATTCCCAAATTAATGGAGCAGCATACTTAGTAAATGCTTCTTTGTCATCACTATCAATTGATTGAGCACATTTAGCAAATGACATTACATCAATAATTGTTCTATCAGTAATAACATTTTCTCTCATTAACTCAGAACAACGCTCAGCTAAGAATATTGTTTGTCCTTTTAATGTACTATCAGTATTTAATGGAATACCTAAATCACGTAAGTACTTACTACGTTCAGTAGCAAAATAATAATCTTTAAATTCAGGTAATTCCTTTAATGTATTTACTAGTGTAGATTTACCTACACTCATTGTTCCTGTGAATCCTATCTTCATATTAAAATCTTTGTTTAGCTACACCTGACTTATACCATGGTAATCCAACTCCATCTTTTCTAGCCTTCTTATGACTATCTTTAGTATGTTGAACACCATTAATATAATATTCTTCTTTACCTTCAGGTGTAATTAAAGCTGGTCCTTCCCAGTTATGTAACTTACCATCTTTGATATAACGGACTGTTCCGTCAGGTGATGTGAATTTTTTTGTTTGTAACGTTTCGTCTACAACTAATGGTTTTACTTCTTTCATGTTATTAATTTATTTATTAAATATAACATCTTTATTCC